CCTCCAGGGCATCGGGGCCAGCCCGTACGTCATGGGCACCGCGCTCGGCCGCGCGGGCTTCGGCGCGACCGCTGGCTTCGGCTACTCCAACCCGACGCTCGGCGGGGCTGCCGCGAGCCAGGCAGCGGCCCAGCTCTACAGCGGCCAGACGTCAATGCTGTTCCGCCAGCTCGGCTACGGCGCGACCCCCCGCGCCCCGGGCGGCGTCGGCAACCCCATGGCCATGGGCGGCGTCATGCAGTCCATCCTCCAGCGGGCCTACGGCCGGGGCAGCGTCAACCAGACCACCCTCAACGCGGGCCTGGCCAACAACGGCAAGCTGCGGCTCAACCTCCAGGCGCTCGGGCTCGACCCGAACACCATGGGTCCGGCGCTCCAGATGTACAACAAGATGTTCAGCCAGGGAGCCAGCGCGGGCACGGCCCAGACCCTCCTGAACGACGCCGCGCACAACGCCAACTACAACGGCCAGAGCGCCCAGAAGATCCTCAGCCAGCGGTACGGCATCGCCACCAGCGACCTCCAGAAGCTCAAGGACACCCAGGCGGTCAAGACCGGCACCACGTCGGGTGAGATGGGCGGCTTCGACAGCGCGATCTCACAGGCCACCACGAGCCTCCAGAAGTTCGACATGGTGCTCAACAGCATCCTCAAGGTGACCGGGCTGGGCAGCGTGCTCGGCGCGTCTCACGGCTTCTCTGGCACGATGAGCGCGGTCGGCGGTGCGCTCGGCGGCATGGTCAACAAGGGCATCGGGATGCTGACCCGGTTCGGTGGCGCGGGCGGGGCTGCACCCGGGGGAACTGGCGGCCACGGCACGCCCGGATCGACCAGCAGCAAGCCCAGCGGGGCTGCGGCCACGGCCATCAAGGACGCGGAGGGACAGCTCGGCCGACCGTACGTCTGGGGCGGTGACAACCCGGCCGTGGGCTTCGACTGCTCCGGGCTCGTCGAGTGGGCCTACGGCCAGGCGGGCATCAAGCTGCCGCGCACCAGCCAGGAGCAGTGGGCGGCGCTCAAGGGCCGGTCGGTCTCCATGGACAAGATCATGGCGGGCGACATCCTGTTCAGCGCCGGGTCTGACGGCAGCCCGAACAACCCCGGGCACGAGGCCATGGCCATCTCGGGCAGCCAGATCATCGAGGCACCCTACACCGGGGCGAACATCCGCATCCGCGCGCTCAACAAGGGCGAGTGGTCGCACGCGGCCCGGCCCTCGGGCAGCATGAACGCCAGCGGTGGCGGGGGCGGCACGTCCGGCAGCAACGGCAAGGGCAACTCATCGAGCGGCGTGGGCAAGGGCAACTCGGGTCTCGGCCTGGCCGTGGGCGACTACGGCAGCTCCGAAGAGGTGGCCAACGTAGCAGCGGCCCTGCTCGGCGGGGCATCCGGGGGCGGCGGCTACACCGGATTCGCCAACATCGGCAACGGCCAGGGCAGGGGCTCGGGCAAGGGCAACCTGAACGTCTCCACCGCAGGCGGCGGCAACGCGCGGGCCAACCGGGCGCTCGGCCAGAAGCTCGCCAAGGAGATGTACGGCTGGACCGGCCCGGAGTGGAACGCCCTGGACAAGCTGTGGGGCACGTACGAGAGCGGCTGGCGCAACGACGCCCAGAACCCGGGCTCGACGGCGTTCGGCATCGCGCAGTTCCTTGACAGCACGTGGCGTCCCTACGGCTCCAAGACGTCCAACGCCGGGCTCCAGATCAAGTACGGCCTGGAGTACGTCCACGATCGCTACAAGGACCCGATCCACGCGCTTCAGTTCGAGCTGAGCCACACGCCTCACTGGTACGACGGCGGCACCCGCAACTCCGCGCCGGGCCTGGCCCTGGTCGGGGAGCGCGGTCCCGAGCTGGTCAAGCTGGGCGGCGGCCAGCAGGTGATGAACGCCAGCAAGACGGCCGACATCCTCAAGGGCAGCCACGCCAAGCCGGGCCAGACCCCGTGGGACAGCCAGACGGCCCGGGACCTGTTCCTGTCCCCGGCCGCGCAGAACAACCACCACCGCGCGGGCAAGGCTGAGGTCAACCTCAACATGCCTGCGGGTGCCATCGTCATCCACACCCAGGGCAGCCCCAGCGACGTCTCCAACGCCGTCCGGCAGATCATGGCGGGCATCAGGGACGCCATGGTCGAGGACGACATGATCCAGAAGATCCAGCAGGGGGTGATGGGCTAATGGCCACGATGATCACGCAGCCGCCATTCGACAAGCGGCTGACCACGCTGGCCTTCCCGCTGAACGGCGGCCGGGGCGGGCAGTACCTCCAGACCGGCTACATGATCTGGGACAAGCCGATCCCGGGCTACTCCGGGCGCGCGATCGTGCGGTACCTGTACAACCCGAGCACGGTCAGCGCGGACTACAGCATCGCGGACGCCAGCGCGCAGGCGGCGCTGAACTTCCCCAACCCGGGCGACACCGCCAACCTGGCCATCCCCTTGAGCCAGACCGCGCAGTGGTCGCTGATGTTCGACCGGACGTTCGAGCTGTGGCAGGCGTACGAGTCCACCGGCCTGCCGATCGCGGGCAACGACTCGCAGAGCGGCGGCGCACTCGGCGTGCAGGCCGACGTCAATGCGTTCATGCAGTTCACGGGCATGCTGACGAACTACTCCTCGGGCACCGCCAACGTCACCGGAAGCATCACCAAGGACAAGGGCATCATGCAGCTCGTCCCGGGCTGGGCGTTCTTCGGCAACAACAACGTCTCGAACGGCCTGATCTTCTACGGCTACATCAACGAGTGGTCGGTGCAGTACACCCACTTCACCCAGTTCAACGTGCCGATGCGCGCGGTGATCTCGGTGAACTGGACCATGCTCCCGAACCCCGGCACGGCCCCGCCGAGCGTGGGCGGCCTCCAGGCTCCCGGTGGAGGGGTGCTCCCGGTCCCTGGCGGCACCAACGGCTCCGGGCTCGGCCCGGGCGCGGGCTTCCCGTTCGTGCAGGGCAACACGACCATCGTCTCCAACGCTGGCATCGGAGGACGCTGATGATCCTGCCTAACTCCCGCTACGCCGACAGCTCCGTGGCCACCGTGGACAAGGACGGCGCGAACGTCTCGGTGATCGTGCCGAGCGCGGCTAAGTCGTACAGCTTCGCCTATGCGAACCACCAGGTGGCCGTGGGCGAGCGCATCGACTCCATCGCCTACCAGTACTACACCGACTCCACCTTGTGGTGGCGGATCGCGGACGCCAATCCCGAGATCATGTTCTGGGATGATGTCCCGGTGGGAACGATCATCAGGGTGCCGACGATATGACAGCCGTTGGCCCGGTAATCTACAACGTCTTCGTCAATGACGTGGCGGTCATGCTGCCGCTGTTCGTGCTCGACGTCGAGCTGGTGGAGACGTGGGGCTGCCATGACGTGATGGTGCTCCGCGTGGAGTACAACCGCGCGTTCAAGATGCAGTCGATCAAGCCGTGGCCGGACAATGCCCGGATCATGGTGGCGTGGGGGCGCAAGCCGCAGGCATTGAACCTGTGGTATGGCTACGTCAACCACCATAAGCTCTCGGGGATCTCCGACAGCGGCACCCACAACCTCCAGTACACCTACTACTGCATCGGCACGAGCAAGCCGATGAACAGCGTGGAGAATCAGTACTGGGGCTCGGTCACGCCGACATACATCGCCAAGCAGATCGCGCAGCAGCACCACCTGCGCGCGGTCGTGACGAGCACCACCTGGGTATTGCAGTCCGAGGTGCAGGCGAACGAATCGGACAGCACGGCCCGGGTGGCGACCAACCTCGGGGACGGCCAGCGGCATGTCAACGCCTGGCAAGACCTCAGCCAGTGGTGGGTGGCCGCGACCGCCGAGGTGTTCGGCAACGTCACCATCTATCCGGGCAAGGTCATCGGCATCCAGGGCAACGCCGTTCCCTCGGGCGACCAGGGTCTTTGGATTGTCAGCTCGGCTAAGCACCTGATGAAGGCGTCCGGCGTGGGCAATATCGCCCCGACGCACGACAAGTATGTCACACAAGTATCCCTGACCCGCAACAGTTCCGGGCCAGCGCCGACCATCAAGGGGGCCAGCCGGATCTCCCCTGAGTTTGTCGAGTGCGTGGCCTCGGGCGGCGTGTGGCAGTCGACCAGCATCGGCGTGATCATGGACGGGAGCGACCAATGATAGGCCAAGGTGGCGTCAGCTCGGTACCGGGCGGCGCGCAGGGCAACTACCCGCAGTACCATGGCATCTTCTACGGTGCCGTGTCGAACAACGCCGACCCTCTCAAGAAGAACCGATGCACGCTGCGGGTGCCCCAGCTCTTAGGCAGCGGAGTGACCACGTGGGCGCTGCCGCTCACCCCGATGGTCGACCCGCCGAAGGTCGGCACGCTGGTGGCGGTGCTGTTCACCGGGGGCGACCTGGACAACCCGGTCTACCTGGTGGTCAACCCGGCCGTGCCGATCGAGGGCAACAACGCCAACGTGCAGCCCGTGGGCACCACGGCAGCCGCAGGGACGTCGCACAAGGTGGCGGCGGCCGACCACGTGCACACCCTGGCCAACGCCCTGGAGAGCACCACGGGCAACATCTCGACGGTGGGCCACGCGGCCACGGCCGGGACGTCGACCAAGGCGGCCCGGGGCGACCACGCGCACGACGCCTCGGGGGTGCAGGGCCTCGGCTCAAGTGGCGTCAACCAGGTCACCTCCAGCCAGGTGAGCGGGGGCGACACCCAGTCCGAGATCCTCCTGCTCAGCCAGTCGGCGGCGGGCCGATCCGGGGGCGAGATCGACATCAGCGCCGGGCTGGTTGCCATCACCGGCAACATCACCTCGAATAACATCACGACGGTGGGGGATGCCACCTTCAACGGGGCTGACGTGTTCATCGGCAACGGATCGTCGGCCAACATCAACCTGAACCCTCAGATGATCCCCCCTAGTAGCTGGCCCCTGTCCTCCGACCCTAACACCGGCAGCTCATGGGCTACCGGCGAGCGGCAGTACATCAATGACCTCGTAACTGCCGTGAACGGCATCATCAACAGCCTTCGTGCCCACAAGCTGATGCAGTAGCCCGATAAGATAGAGGTATCATGGCGAGAGAACTGCAAGCACCCTTCGGCCTGACCCCATCAGGGTCCGTGGCCGTCGTCGGCACGCCCGGCGATCAGGTGCAGCAGCACTTAAAGTGCCTGGTCAGCACGAGCCCGGGCGAGCGCGTGATGCGTCCGACCTACGGCGTCCCGCTGGCCGGTGACGTCTTCGGGCTCAGCGCGGCAGAGGTCGGCCCGCTCGTGGCCAGCGACGTCCGGCAGGCTATCCAGCAGTGGGAGCCGAACGTCAACCTCCAGAACGTCCAGATCATGCCATCGGACACCTCCGAGGGGCTGGTGGCTGTCAACGTGCAGTACAGCCCGGGCGCGGTGGCCACGGCGGCATCAGTCACGAGCACCGCCACCGTCCTGGTCGGCGGCACGGTGGTGGGTAGCTAATGGCACTGGCAGGCAACGCGCTCACGGGTCCGGTCCTCCAGGTCCCGACGAGCATCGACTACACCAGCAAGGACTGGCAGGCATTAGTCTCCAGCATGCTGGCCTACGGGCAGATCGTCATGCCCGACTGGAACCAGGCCAGCGAGGGCGACCTCGGCGTGGCCTTCGTCGAGGTGTTCGCATACCTCGGTGACATCATCAGCTACTACGGCGACCGGATCAGCCAGGAGTCGTACCTCCCGACCGCGACCCAGCGGCTCAGCCTGCTGAACATCGCCAACCTGCTCGGCTACACGGTGAGCAACGGCGTCCCGGCCACCGGCACGGTCACCTTCGTCACGCCGAACCCCGGCAACGCGGTCACCATCCCGGCCGGTACCCAGGTGGCCACGTCC